CCTGTTGGCCAAATGCAGGCAACAGCAATGAAGTCTGCTGGAACAATCGGAAATGATTCTTATACACTTGGAAGATATAACGCAGCAAAATTAGGACTACATCCTGCAACAATTCCATATAAGGTTCTATCTGGAATTACTGATGCATTCTTTAATATCATTACTGATCCATTTAACAGTCTTGGCAAAGTATCAAAACTTGCAGGTGGCGGAAAAACTCTTGCTAAAAATGTAAAGGTTGCTCAAAAAGAGGCAGTTCTTTCAGATGCAATGATTGCAAAAGCAAAGAGTACAGCAAAAGATGTTGCAGAAGAAGCAAAGAAAAAAGCAGAAGAATTAAAACTTAAAGAGCGCAATCGCTATGATGATTCTTACTTGGCTGCTGAAAAAGATTATCAACTTGCTCAACAGGCTAAAGTTACTGCTCAAGAACTTATTGCTAAAAAAGCACTTAAGCCAAAATCAGTTGAGACTACATTTGTTGGTACTGTTGCAGAGAAAGTTCTTTCACCAGCAAATATAGTAAAGCATATTATTGAACACCCTAAAGCAATGACTGGTGAACTTACAGATGCAATTAATACTCTCTCTGCTGATGTAAAAAATCAGGGTGACATATTTGCAAATCAAGTTCACATGGATACCCTTCCAGAGGGTGGCAAGATTTCAATTGGTGCAAATGGAAATAAAGAACTATTTGTAACTAGAAGTGCATCAAAGTTTGATTTAACTGTTAAAGATCTTAATGAAACTTTTACAAATGCAGATCCTAAAATTGTTAAAAATGAAATTTTAAAACGAGCAGATCTTCTTGATGCAGTAAGCAAAATTGCTAAAGAGACCACAACATGGTCTACTCATCTAGCAGCAAAAGATATGTCTACAAAACTTGCTGATCTAACAAAGTTAATGACTGGACCAATTAACGTTGGTGAAGGTGGATGGACACTTAGTAAATTCATTCAAGAAGTGAATGCCTATAAAGATCCACTATTTACACAATTGTTTAGCGAATCTCTTCATAATATTTATTATAATGTAGATGCTTGGTCAAATACTCGTTCTATTTATGGTGGTAAAGGTGGCTATGTCATTACACCTGGAGGCGAGACTAGAATTGCAACACGACAGGCAAAAATTACTGATGCAATAGCACAATACAGAAAACCAGATCCAAGTACTGTAAATTCTGTTGCTCAAAAACTTGTAAACTCTGTAGAGCCAATTGATAAAGTAATTAAAGACGCAAAAAATAATTTATATAAAGCAACTAAAGATCGCAAAGATTTAAATTCTCGCTTAAAAGATATAGATAAACTGCAAAATTATGCCAAACTAGATCCAGAATTAGCACAAAGAATTGTTAATGATCCAAACAATATAGGTCTTAAAGGCATCATTGATCTAAATCTTAAGCATGCTGATTCAACCTATACCATGGAATATATCCGTGCTGAAATGGGATTGCTAAAAGAAATGGGATCTTCCCTATCTCTTGATGGAGAAAAAGCAATTAGATCCATTCTTGGTAGATATGGTGATCAAGTAGCAGAAATTACTGCTCCAATAAAAGATCCTGTTGCAATTCATAATCTTTATGGAAAGAAACTAGAAGCAGATATAGTCAATGAACTTGTCAAAGCATCTACTCCTAACGAAGTTAAGCAAGTATTTTTGCGATATCTTGCCAACAATTTAGACATTGAAGTTGCTCAAAGTATGGCATTAAAGGCTGGAGCATTTGCTGCAGCACCTACAACAGTAAGCAAACTTGTTGCTCCTGTAAGTCTTAAGGCTATTGATAGCCTAGCAAGACTTGAAAAAGCATTCAATCTGTACTATGTTCGTGCTGGAATCTATAATCTTGATGATACCACAGCACTTGTCAATGGTTGGGAAAACTGGGTTACATCAATTTCCAAACTTAAGAGTTCAACTGTCATCGGAAAAATGAAGCAAAATGACTTGATTCATGAGGTTCAAACCAAGTTATTTGCATCAATGACAAAAGCAGAACGATCTCAAATCATTGAAGATGGAACTGTTAAACTTACTATTATGGTGGCAGATGCACTTGGCATTAAAGATAAAGAAGTTTTTGATCAACTTAAGCAAGTTCTTAAGATAAGCGGAAAAGATAAAATTGGTCAAGCACAGTATTCCGTAAATGAGATTGCCCTTAATAAGGGTGTTGGTTTTATTACTCAAAATGGTAGGGAAATTAAAACCGAAAAGGCTTTAATGGCTTGGCAACTACTTGATGATACAATTAAACTTCCAGACACACGTCAAGTTGAGAAGTTTTTAATTAACTATAAAGCAAATAAATCACTTATTGGAAAAGCAAAGTCTCTAGAAATCCTTGCTCAGGAAGCAGGAGATTACTGGCGTACAGCACAGTTGGCTTTCCGTGTATCATTTATTCTTCGCAACGTTGGAGAAATGCAGGTTCGTCAATACCTTGGTGGACATACAAGCATTCTCAGCAATCCATTCCAGTTCCTTTCAATGGTAATTGCCAATCCAGAAGGATCGGAAATTGGAAAGCAATTTGCAAAGGTTGCTCGCTACCAGTATGATGCCTATGGTAATCCTATTAAGGCTCTTAGCAAGACTCTTGAAAATCCAAAAGTAAAGCAAACTGAAGTTGCTGCACTACAAGAATATCAAAAGTGGGCACATCGCAGTCTTTCTGCAGGAGACTACAGACAAGGACCTAGACAGAACATTGTTAAGAATTATTCTGTAACTCGTCCTGGAGATTCTGATTACTACAAGGGTCTATCATTTACTCTTGGAAGAGCAGCAACAGATCAACTATCTAGAGATGTTGCAAAACTTATATTTAATAATGTTGATGAAGCGGAAAAGTCTAAGTATCTGGATAACCTTATTAGTACATTTAAAGATACTAAGATTCCAAACCCTTTAAGAGATATTGCTACTGGAGTATATCGTCAAAATAATGATTTGATGAATCTTATCTTTAAGAATCCAAAACTTGAGGGTGATAAACTCTACGATCCACTTAATCTTAATAGACAAGATATTTATGATTATTTCTTTAATGATAAAAAGCCATTCTCTATTGCAAGCGAATTGCAACTATACGCAGGAACTGGTCCTAAGTCAAACATAATTAAAGATATCCTACAAAAAGGATACTCAATTGTTGCTGACTCAAAAGGAAAAGAAACACGTATTGCTGCTCCAGTTGTGCAAAGAGTTGAATCACCTTTGCAACTAGAGAAAATGGATCAAGAGTTTTCAGCGTTGCTTTCTCGTCACTTAAAGCCAGAAGATATTAAAGGTTCTCAAGTTCTTGTTCCACATAAGAGCATTGAGGGTGGTGCTATCACAAGCACATTCCGTAAATATATGGATTCATTCTTCCAATTTTCTACAAAAATGGAAAATGTATTTAACTTTGCACCTGAATATCAACAAACATACTGGTCTTACTGGGCTCGTTATTCACGCTTACTGAGCAATAAAGACTTTGAGATTTTACGTAAGAATGCTATCAAGGCACTTGCTGGTCCGGCTATTCGATCAGAAAAAACTATTGATGGAGTTACTGCAAATATCATTCGTCCAATTGGACGTAAGCACCCTATACTTAAGCAACTTGATGCAGAGTATAAAGAGCGCATTAAACCAGGATATGAAGATTATGCAGGAGCATCATTTAATGCTGTAAATAATCTTGCATCTGCACAGGCTGGAAAGCGTCTAGCAACAATGTTCTATGATGCTCACAACCAACGTCAGATTGCTAACTCTTGGCGTCTTGTATTTCCATTTGCTCAAGCACAGTTTAATACACTAGCAGCATGGGGTAAGTTAGCAGTAGAAAATCCAACAAGAGTATACCGATTTGAAAAAGCCTACAATGCTCTATTGCAACCTGGCTCATCAACTCCTTATGACTTATTTGGAATGCCACATGACTCCAATCAAGGATTCTTTTATAGCAATCCAGGAGATTCCCAACACAAACCTAGATTCATGTACCCAGGTTCTGGAAACATAATCGGTGCTCTTGCTAGTGGTTCTATCTCTGGTGCTAGTTCAGTTAATATATCATCTCCATTATCATCACTTAACGTAGCAACTGGTCAAGTTAATCCTCTTGTGCCAGGAATTGGACCAGCAATCAGTGCTCCATATGTTGTTACTGGAATGAGTGGATTCTTTGGAAAGCAACATCAATTTTTAAAGAGTATTATTCAACCTTTTGGTAATCCATCAAATCCATATCAGATGATTATACCTGCATGGCTCAATAAAGGATTTCTCTATTTCATGAATGATCAAGCAACTGTGCAAACAAATGCAAAAGATTGGGCATCTTACCTAGCATCTACTGGTCAATATGGAACAAATCCACTTGTTAATATTACTTCACGTAATGCCCTGTTTCAAGATGCAGAAGATCTTGCACGAGGTGCTGGATTTTGGACAGCAGTATTTCAGAACATACTTCCATCAACACCATCAGCAGACGTACTTGCTAGTTTTAAAACACCAGAAGGAAAAGTTGCTTTTATGCAGCAAGCAATGCTTCAAAATGACTACCAAGGAATCTTGAAGATGTATCCCGGTGATAGCATGAAAGCACGCCAAGAATTTGCAAATACTTATGGTATTGAAAATATTTTGATTACAATGAGTGGAACAACTCGTGGAGCAACACGTGGTAGTGCTGCTGCATGGAACTTCTTAAATGATAATCCAAAGATTGCCCCTGACTATTCTACTGGTGGACCAGATGTTATACCATACTTTTTCCCAGGTGCTGACTATTCAAGTGCATACTATAACTGGCAGACTCAGACTGGCGTTCGTAAAAAACTAACAGTAGAAGAACTAAAGAAGGAATCTGCATCACTGGTTTATAAGATGCGTAAGTCTAAGATTGTTGAAGATCAGATTAGCAATAACCTTCCTCGCGACTGGTATGTTGCACAAATACAACAACTTAACAAAGAGTTTGGTGGAGCAACTCCTCCAGAAACTTTAACAACTGGAAATTCTCAAGAAGCATTGGCTAGAGTTGGTCGTGCTCTCAATACTACAGAATTCCAAAGTTCACCTGTTTATAATCAGACAAAAGAGTTCTACGATAAGTATATGAACTATCAAAATGCTATTAACACTCAACGTGTTTCTATAACTGGAAGTTTAAAAACAAAGGACTGGCAAACACAGGTAATGCGTCAGAACCTTCTTGATCTAGCAGATAAACTTATTCAAGAAAATCCTTTGTTTCAGCAAATGTATTATGGTGTGTTCTACTCTAACTTGAAGGTGAAATAATGGCAGCGTTTACAGATAGTGGTTATTGGAGCGGTGTAGTAAGTGCTGCAGATACTAACTCTCAAGCATACAATCAGTATCTATTTGCAACTGGTCAAGGATTAGATACAGATCGCTTTAGACAGTATATTTATTTACCACTTGTAAAAACAGGGCAATGGAGTCACTATCTTCAATTGCTACGCTCCAAGGGTTGGTCAACATCTAAGGATTCATCTGGAAATCCAACACCAGAAGATGTAACAGCAGTTAAAGAACTAGTTCAAAGAGCAACAATTTCTGACACTCAAAGTTGGTTAAGTGTTCTTGAAAATGCTGCACCACCAAGTAAAAAATCAAGCGCAGTAGATACAACACCTACATACAATAAAACAATATCTAGTGCAATGAAATTTATAGATGCAACAGATGCTCAGCAAACACTAGGCAATGCATGGTTTGCTGCATTTGGCGGATATCCTGGGCAAGATCAAGTTAATCAATTTATGAGTGCATTTAATACTGAAATGAAGAATCAGGAAAAGAATACATCTACAACTACTGATTATGTAACAACAAAAGTTCCAGTATTAGACAAAAATGGCAAGCAGACAATTAACAAAATTACTGGACTTCCTGTATACAAAGATGTTACTACAACAACATCTGTTACAAAGGGTGAAGGCTTTACAACACAGGAACAACAACAATTTCTTGCAGACTATATCTCTAAGAATTTTAACGTTAAAAACAGTTCTGAACTTGCTGGAAACTCAAAGTCAATATATGATTCTCTAGTCGGAGCATACAGCAATAACTATCTTGACACTCCAGATTTCGTAAATCTTGCGGGAACCATTAAGAACATACTGGATAATCCAGACGCTACTGCACAAAAAGCAACACTAGATGATTATATCACAAAGAACATTCGTGCTGTTGCTGCAAAGAAATATGCCGGAATTGCCAATGAACTTCTTGCTGGTGGAGATACCAGTACGTTTACACAACCTCTATCGAAGACAGCAAGCAAACTTCTTGAAACACAGATAGATGCTACAGATCCATTAATTATTCAGGCATTAAATATGTCAGATGGTAAGGGTGGATTTAGAGTTGCCAATGATAATGAATTTACAAATCTTATGAAAAATGATAAACGCTACAGCGTTACATCAACTGCAAAACATGATGCAATTAGTATGGCAGATGCAATTACACAAAGGTTAGGACGATAATGGCAACATCATATCGCGCTGGTGAAAGAGATACAACAGTACCTAACGTTCCAATAGTTTCTAAAGTACCTAACGTTCCAGCAGCACCCGCTAACCCTCTTCTTGAGTATATGCAAACTCTCACAAAGACAGCAGATGCTATTAAGGCTACACTTGCTCCAGTTGCACCTACAGTTACAACTCCTCCAGTTGTTGATGAATACGGAAGAACTGTAGTAACAAAAACAGATACTGCTACTGGAAAAGTAACCAAAGAAATAACATCTGCAGGTGGATCATCTACTGTTATAAAAAATGATACCAATGCAACAAATCAAAATCAATTAGCAGCATATGAGGCTTTACATCCAGCACCAGAAGGTTTTCACTATGGTGAAAAACCAAATCCCGATGGAACATTTGTACTTTTTTATAATTTTGATAATCCTGACAATCCAAGTACTAAGGCACTTAAGAACGCGATTCAACCAGTAGATAATCCAATAAAAAAGCCAACAACACCAGCATTAAATACTACAACTGTTGCTGGGCCATCAACTGATATTGATGTTTTAAAATCTCTTTTGCTTGGAAGAGGATACCCTTCCTCTCTTGTTGATGAATCAGTTCCTTATCTTTCATCTCTGCTTAAAGATGGACTTGCTCCATCAGATGCTGTAGAGATTTATCTCAATGCAAAAAACTATACAACAAAATCTGGAAATCAACTAACCTCTCCTTTCTATAATACATACGGCAAGTTTAATGAAGGACTAAAAACTCCTTATGATGCTGGAACATTATTCCAAACAGTTGAAGGTTACAAAAATATTCAAGGTAAGTATCATCTAAATTCTAACTTTTTTACAGATAATAGTATCAAACAGTATCTATCAAATAATATCGATGTGAAGACACTAGATGAGCGTGCCAATGCTGCACGACTTAAGGCTGTAACTGCAGATCCAGTCTATGTCAGTGCTCTACAAAAACTTGGTTATATTAACAATGCTCAAGATTTAACGGACTTTTACTTAGATCCAACAATTGGAACTGAGGCACTTACTCAAAAGCGTAACACTGCAGCATTTGCTACAGAAGCATTGCGTCAAGCAAATCTACAAAATGGTGTTCAGTTTAGAGAACAATTTGTTAATCAAATGGGTGCTGAACTTACCAATAAGGGTTACTCTGAGAATCAAATTGCTAATCTTGCACAATCAGGTTATCAGAATATTGCAGCACAACTTGGTACTACAACTAAGTTATCTGGAATATATCAAGGACCTAATGCTGGAACAAGTGATCAGATTCAACAAGAACTTCAAGCACAAGAATTCCAAGGACTTGACTCTCAACGTAGAGCACTTCTTAACCAACAAGAAATTCAAGGCTTCCAAGGTTCTGCTGGACTCAGTGGAACATCTGCATACCTACGTAAGACTTCTCTCCAGAAGCCTGGCGTAATTGGAATGCTATAACAAACTAAAATCCCTACATGGATCCATCGGCCCCATGAGGCGTACAAGACCGAGAGTACAAGCCAATACAGATACCCCGTCTGGATTGAGGTGTGCGACAACTACTAACAAGGGAGAAAGTTGCTATGAGCAACAACCGCGACAACTACTGGGATGACGAAGAAGATGATGTAGAGGATGTTCAATCATTCGATACTGACACAGATCTCGTTAAGAAACTACGTAAGGCTCTCAAAGCAGAGCAACGTAAAAACAAAGAGTTTGAAACACAACTCAGTGAACTTACAAAATCCCAAAAAGAGCGGATTCTAAAGGATGTGCTTACATCCCGTGGAGTCAAACCATCAATTGCAAAGTATGTTCCAAATGACCTTGAAGCCTCACCAGAGGCTATCAATGCTTGGCTAGATGCTAACGCCGAAGATTTTAATATCGAGGCAAATACATCAAAGCCAGCAATTCCCGAGGAAGATCTTTCTAATATGAAAAAGATGGATAAGGTGACAACGGGTGCAGAGCCTTCCGCAGCCTCTACTACTGCAGAGCAACTTATTGCTAATGCAACATCAGAAGAGGAAATTCTATCCATTCTAAGCGGTCTCTAAACCGCACACTAACCAGAAGGGAGACTAAGCCAAATGGCAGACGTCTTTTCAACTACAACCTCTGGTGTTGGTTCCAATCTCGTAACAATGGCGTACGACAAGTTGGTAGAACTCAACTTGCGTACAACCCCACAGTTCCGTGCTATTGCTGACAAAAAAGTTGGCAACCCAACCCACGATGGTTCATCAATCCGCTTCCAATTCTTCAATGATATTGCGGATACCTCAGTTGCTGGAGCAACGCTTTCAGAAACAACAGATCCAGATGCTGTAGCAATTCCTGCTACAACAACACTCGATGTGTCTCAAACTGAACTCGGACGCGTTGTTCTTCCAACACGTAAACTCTCACTTATGTCTTTGACAGACGTTGATCCATGGATTGCTAACGCAGTCGCGTTCAACATGTCTTTGACACTTGACAACGCTGTGGCTGCTATCCTAGATGCAGGTACAAACGTTATCCGTGAATCTGCTGGTTCACTTTCAACATCTGCTGCTAAGACAACTATCACAACAACAGACTTGCTTAAGTCTCGTGATATTCGTTACGCAGTAACAAAGATGCGCGCTAGCAACGTTGTTCCAAAGGCTGGAAACACATTCGTTGCATATGTTCACCCTGAAGTATCTGCGGACCTCCGCACAGAAACAGGAAACAACGTATGGCGTACACCAACAGATTACGTGGATCCAACACGTAACTTTGCTGGTGAAATCGGTACATGGGAAGGTGTTCGTTTTATCGAGACACCAAACATGACAAATACACAATCAGGTTCTGGTACAGGTGGTACTCAGACTCGTGTATTTAACTCTTATGTCCTTGGCTCACAGGCTCTTGCAGAGGCTGTCTGGAAGGAACCACGTATTGAGTTCGGTAACGTTGTAGACAAGTTGAACCGCTTCCGTCCTGTCGGATGGCACGGAATCATCAACTGGGCTATTTATCGTCAGGCTGCTCTATACCGCATTGAGACTTCCTCTTCTGGTCGTTCTCAGGCTTAATTAAGTAGTTAGACGGGTGGGGCTGGGGAAACCCAGCCCTATCAGTAAAACCGCTTAGGAGGCGATATGACATACAAATTCACAACACCCACAATCAGTGAGGGACCTGCTGGTGAAGGGCGTCTATTCAGCCGTTATAGGCTCGTACGGGGCATTTCAGTACTTAAGATAGGTTCTACCTACTACCAAGTCAGATATCCATCCAGCGAGGATGTAAAGGCTGCTGATAAGGCATACATTGGTGGATACTCTTATGAGGTAGATGCCACAGAAAAGGCTGCCCTAGAGGCTGCCGGATATACAGTGGCTACCATATGAGTCGCTGTTCTCATATAACAAAAGTTCTTGAATTTGGCTTTGATGAAAACCATGACTTTAAGGCAACCCTCTATGGTTGCGTTCTTTGTGACTGGTCATCTACAGAACCATACTATGAAGAAAATATTTTCATCGATCACACTCTGTGTGGAGATGAATGCTTTGGCTGTAAAGCCAGAGGGCTACAACTAAATACAGGAGATGCAAGTTCTCAAAAGGCTATGAGCAATAAGAAATGGGATTCTGAACTCAATGAGTATCGGAAAGCCAGATCCGAAGGTATCCAGCCAACAGGAACTAGCATGGAAAAAATCCAAGAAGCAAGAAGGGCGTCTGAGGTTATGGGTACTGCATACAATGCAGATATTCATACTAAGACTGACTTGATTCAAAACAATACAGTAGATAAACTAAAGGAAGTAGGACTAGTCTAATGGCAAAAATGGAATCATACGCAAGCAAGTCTGCAATGAAAAAGCATGAAAAAGGCGAAGGCGCAAAGATGGCTATGCAAGAAAAGAAGATGGGCATCAAAGATGTAGTCGCAAAGAAGTCAACATCAAGCAAGGCAAAGAAGTCTTCAATGGTGCGTAAGAAGGGCATGTAATAATGGCCAGTTACTATTCAAAGCCAAAAGCATCTTCTGCTTTAGATAAAATTGAAAACAAAGTAAAAGGTTTTGTATCTAACATTGGTCATGAAATTAAAGATGTTAATAGATCAAATGCAAAGTTAGAGGAACTTCAATTCCGTGCTAGAAATTATCCGCCTAATGAATCTGCTGTTCATGGATTGGGCAGAGAGTATTATGGTCAGCAAGCAAATATAGCAAGAGATCAACTCGATAAGCAATATGGTCAACTTGCTGGTGCTGTACTTCAAGGACGTCGTTACGATGTTAATGGTAAGCAAATTACTGCAACTTCTGTCCAGCAGAAGCCATTCATTGGCCCTTTAAAACGTATAGGTAAAAAGTAATGAAGAAGGCTCATCCTGGATTTAAGAAAGTTGCTGCAGGTATTGCAAAGAAGCAGGGAATCTCTGTAGAACGTGCATCTGCAATTGTAGCAGCAGGTGCTCGCAACGCATCAAAGAAAGCCGTAAAAGCAAATCCACGTCTAAAAAAAGTTTCGGGGATGAAATAAATGGCAGCAGCAAAAAAGGCAACTAATAAAATGACGAAAGTCATGCATGAGTTTAAAACTGGAACACTCAACTCCGGTAAGGGTGGTCCAATTGTCAAGTCTCGTAAGCAAGCAATTGCTATTGCTATGAGCGAACAAGCACGTGCATCAAAGAAAACAAAAAAGAAATAATGGCACAGTCACCAGCATGGCAGCGTAAAGAGGGTAAGAACCCTAAAGGTGGTCTTAATGCAAAGGGACGTGCATCTGCAAAAGCAGAAGGACATAACTTAAAAGCACCTGTCAAGGCTGGTGACAATCCACGACGTGCTTCGTTTCTTGCTCGCATGGGAAACATGCCAGGTCCAGAACGCAAGCCAAATGGAGATCCAACACGATTACTCTTGTCACTTCAAGCATGGGGTGCATCAAGTAAAGCAGATGCTAAGAAAAAAGCAACAGCAATATCTAATAGAAATAAGAGTAAAAAATAATGCCAATTGATAAATCAAAATGGGATATGACCCAAAAAGTTTCACAGTCTACTATTGACATGATTAAAAGCATGGGAATGACAAAGGCTCTGGCAAGTGTTGCTGGTGCAAAAAAGTCATCTGCTGATGATCCAAGTGCTCGTTCATTTGTAGAAGGCGTTACTCGCCTCTATGGTGCTAATCGTGTTTCTGCTGCAATTGCATTGCAGACAAAGCCTGGATCAAATCCAGGAGCGCAAAAAATGACACCAGCATCTAGTGGAAAAAAGATGACACCAGGACCTGGAGCACCAAAAGTTTCACTCCCAAGAACAAAAAGTAGCAAAAACTTAAAATCAATGTAATTAAAGTTTTACATATCTAAGAAAGGTCCATTGTGACTGGAAAATATAATTTAACTTGTAGACAGGGTAATACTTTTAATCTACAATTTACAATCTCCAATAACTCAGTTGCTTGGAACTTGACTGGATATTCAATTGTAATGACAGTAAGACCATTCGTTGGTTCTAGTACAACAGTAATTACTGCGAGTACAGCAAATGGATTAATTACAACAGATCCATTGAATGGAAGAACTATCGTCAATATTCCAGCAACCACAACAAGTGGTTTTGATATTGGAAGACATGACTACGATATTGTCTTTACATATGGTTCTACAGTTACAACAATTCTAGAGGGCAAGTTTATAGTTATAGCAGGGGTGACAGTATGAGTGATACAGTAGTAGTTATTGAATCAACAAGCCCACAAGTTTCTGTAAACATATCAAATGCTCAAGGTCCACAGGGTCAACAAGGTGCGCAAGGTCTTGTTCCAGTCTTTACTCGTCAAAATGATTTGTCAGTAGTAACTGGTAAAACTCGGTTTTACTTTGAGGAATCACGCACTATCACTAAGATACGTGCAAGTGTAGGAACTGTACCAACAGGCTCAGGTGTTACAGTAGATACTTTGGTCAATAACGTATCTATTGGAACAATTACTATTCCTGCTGGTCAAAATACAGCGACACTCGCGGTTGCAAAATCCGTAGTTGCTGGAGATTATGCAACTGTAAGTATCTTAAGTGTGGGTTCTACAACACCAGGAACCGATTTAACACTTATTCTAACAATCAATTAAGGAGAAATAAATGGCTCGTATTTCGACAACAGAAGCGAATCAGGCACTTAGCACAACTGGTTGGTCCTATGTTTCACTACATACTGCAGATCCTGGAACAACAGGAGCAAGCGAAGTAACAGGCGGTACATATGCACGTGTTGCCGTTGCTTGGAACTCACCATCATCTGGTTCTGTAACCAACTCTGGTGCTCTTTCAATCAACCTTCCTGCATCTACAACTGCTTCATACTTTGGAGTATGGTCTGCTTCTACTTCTGGAACTTATTATGTAGGTGGAGCACTTAGCCCATCTGTTACAACTGGTGGTTCTGCTGGTGTAGTAAGCATTGCTGCAGCAGCACTTTCAGTATCCGCTTCCTAATCTAAGGAGTAACTTATGACTAGTTCGTATCCAGGTAGTTTGGATTCATTAACAAATCCAACTTCAACAGATACCCTTGATTCGGCTACAGTTCCACATGCTGCACAACATGCTAATGCAAACGATGCAATTGAAAATATTGAAGCAGAACTTGGCACAAATCCAAAAGGAACCTTTGCTACTGTAGCAGCACGTCTTGCTGCAGTAAACGGAGATTCAGATCAAACAGTATTAGCAAACCAAATTTTCGGATAAAGGATAATAATGGCAACTTACTCAAAGGTACTTCTATCGGCTTCATCACAAGGTCAGCCAATTACTGTTGCTGCTACTGCATCAACTGGTACAACTATCCATGCAACAGGTACATCATCATCAACAATTGATGAAGTATGGCTTTATGCTAATAATACTTCAACATCACCTGTATTGCTTACAGTTCAATTTGGTGGCACTGCGTCCCCTCAGAACGCTAAGCCAATTACTTTGCCTCCACAATCTGGAGATACTTTGATTGTTGCCGGACTTCCGCTAACAGGTGATGGTTCAGTAGCAAAGACTGTTTATGCTTTTGCTGCAACTGCTAACGTAATAACAGTATCAGGCTATGTGAATAGGATCGCTTAATGGCTAATCCAACACGCAGGGGTCACACAGGTGATCCAGTAAGCCTTTCGATGCGAAGCGATAACTTCACACCTCAATCTAATACATCATGGATTCTTCCATATGGACTAAGGGTGCAACAGACTATTTCAACAACAACTAGCAGCGTTTCAATCCCTGCTGGTATTACTTGGGTATACGCAATTGTTGTTGGCGGTGGTGCTGCTGGTACTACCACAAGCAGTGGTGGTGCAGGTGGTGTTGCATGGGGTTGGACTTTAGCAAATACTTCTTGCATTGTTGGCACTGCCGGTACTGCTGGTGGTGCTGGAAACTATTCGCGCTATGGAAATGTTATTGCTGGTGGTGGAGGAAGTACGACTGCATCATATCTTGGTGGCAGTGCTGGTGGAACAAATGGTTCTACTGGTTCAACCAACTATTTTGGCATGCCAGGTGGCGCAACTGTTTCATCGCAGACAACAACTAATGGGTTAAATGGCAATAGTGGTTGTAGTGGCGGTAATGGTGGTAGTACATCATTTGCTGGTGGCACAGCAGGCATAGGAGGATATGGTATTTCAGCAGGTGGCGGTGGTACTGCAAGCGCAGTAAGTTCGGCTGCTCAAACTGGTGGTGCTGGCGGTGTAGGAATAGTTGCAGGTGGAGGTGGTGCTGCAAGCAATACAACGGGAGTTCGTACTGGTGGTGCTGGCGGTACGGGATTTAATATTCTTACAGGTGTAATAACAACAGGTGGGGCTGGCTCAGTTGGTACTGGAACAAATGGTGCTGGTGGTGGCGGTGGTGGTATTGCTGGAAATGGTGGAAATGCCTCTGGTACTACTGGCGGTGCTGGTGGTACGGGTGGCGGTGGCGGTGGTGCGGGCCCAATTACTGTAGGTGCTGGTGCTGCTGGTCTTGTTTATCTTTTTTATTAGGAGCAAAAATGACAGTTACAATTTATTCAAATTCAACATTTACTGATACCCCATATGGGTTAAAATTGCAACAAACATTTGCCACTCCAGGTACTTTTTCAGTTACTGGAATTCCTGCTGGAATTCAGAGAGTCTATGCAATTTGCATTGGTGGTGGTGGTGCGGGTTCTACTACAACCACTGGCGGTGGTGGCGGTGGCGGTGCTGGTGGATATTCTGCCGGATGGACTTGGACAACAAACACAATAACTGTTGGTGCTGGAGGCATTGGAATAAGTAGTGCTGCTACGGCTGCTGCCGGTGGTTCATCTGTTTATGGAATGGTTTTTGCTGGTGGTGGCGGTGGTGGAGCAAACGGAATAACTGGTGGTGCAGGAGGAGGAGCAACAACTTCAATAGGTGCTGCTTCAACAGTTTCTTATACAGGTGCTCCCTCTGCTGGTACTGGCACAGTTGGTTATGGAGGAGGTGGTAGCGGTAACGCTATTGGCGGTGCTGGAGTGTCATCAGGTGGCGGTTCAGGTTTTGCTACCACATCTGGAAACGTTTCTGGCTTTGCTGGTGGTCGAGGACTTATTTGTGGTGGCGGTGGTGCTGCTGGAACATCAGGTATTGGTACAGGTGCTGCTGGAGGAACTGGCGATTTATTTGCTGGCGGTACTGGTTCTACTGGAACTGGAACTGGTTTTGGTGGTGGTGGAGGTGGAGCAGGGTATACAGGTGCTGGTTCCAATGCTACAACAAACAGTGGTGCAAATGGTGGTTCAGGTGGAGGTGGTGGAGGCGGTGCTTCTACACTTGGAACTGGTGGCTCAGGTGGAGCAGGCGTTGTTTATCTTTATTACTAAGGAGGAAAAATGGTAAAGCGATACGAATATTTATCAAATTGTTGTGGACATAAATACATTGAAGTGCGTGATTCTGAAATGGAAATGATTCACCCAAAATGCAATGTATGTCAACAGGGCGAATACGAACTAACAGCAGAGACAGTATTAGAAAACTAATTTAGTAGCATAGGAGTAATTGCCAATGGCACTCTATAATGAGAGTATTGCCTATAATGCTGCTGGTGTTCAGTACAATCAGGGAGCAAGTAGTCAAACTGCTAGTGGATCAATATCCATTACTGGTTCAGCAACAGTTACTCTTTCTTACTCAGCAACTGCTTCTGGTTCAATATCTATTAATGGTTCAGGAAGTGCAACCTATCCATCAACTGGATCTGGAAGTTTAACATTAACTGGATCTGCAAATGATTCGCTTATATTTTCAAGTACGGGTACTGGAAATATATCATTTAGCGGAAATGCTATAGGCATTGTTCCATCACCAACTACTGGTAGTGGCTTATTAACCATAACTGGAACTGGTACTTCTGATCAACTTTCATTTGTTGAAACTGCATCAGGAACAATATCTATATCTGGAAATGCTTCTGTTGTACTTGTACAACCATCAACTGGTTCAGGTTCATTATCAATAATTGGAACTGCGTCTGGATCATTATCTCAGGTAGCAACTGGATCTGGATCTCTATCTATATCCGCAAGTGGAACTCAGCAACTTAAATACATTATTACAGCAGATGGTGTATTAAATCTTGATGCTACTGCAAGACCTTCTATTAATGGTTCTGGATTAATAACAATTGACTCAAGTTCAATTGCGGTATTAAAATATCCAGTATCTGCAACAGGACAACTTAATATAAACTCAAACTCACCAAGTGTAAAACTGACCGCTGCTGGTCACGTCGGCTGGGGAATACCACTCTAAAGGAGAATAAATGTCATCGTTTAAAGACATGGTTGATGAAGTAAAGAGTAAACTTACAGGTTATACTCTTCGCCAAGACCGAATTAGTTATGTTGCAAATACTGATGGAATAACCACATCAACAGCAGCAATTCAAATTGGATCATCTGAAAACCTTGGAAAAGGAATTATAGAAATTGATGATGAACTTATCTGGGTTGATTCTTTCAGCAAGTCAACATCTACGCTAAACGTAATTCCTGGCTTTGGTCGTGGTTATCAAAATACAACAGCAACTCCACATTCTCAATACTCTCCAGTAACTATTGCACCAACATTCCCAAGAGTTCAAATTAAAAAAGCAATCAATGATGCAATCAATGCTTCTTATCCTAAACTATGGGCAACTGCCACAAAGACATTTTCCTATAGCAGTGTTGTAAATACATATGCTATTCCAGATGATGCTCAATATATCATTGGTGTTTCCTATCAGGAAATTGGACCAACTAAAGAATGGAAGCCAGTAAAGGGTTGGACTCTTGACCCAATGGCAAATATAAGTGCATTCAATTCTGGCAATACAATTACAATTAAAGATACAAGAATTCCACCTGGACGAACAGTTCAAGTTACCTACATTATGAAACCAAATACTCTTACTGGTGATTCAGAAGACTTTACTGATGTAAGTGGTTTGCCTCAGTCAAGTGAAGATGTAATTATTCTTGGAGCAGTTGCTCGTCTATTAACATTTGTTGATCCGGGTCGTGCAACATTAACTTCTGCAGAAGCAGATCTAGCGGATTCGAAGATTCCAGTAGGAACAATTACGAACTCTGCAAAATATATTTATGCTCTTTATCAACAAAGACTTCAAGAAGAATCTGATAAATTGCTTGGCAAGTATCCAGTACGAGTCCACTACACCCGCTAAGGAAAATAAATGACAAGACAATACTCAAGTACAAGTGTTACAACAACACTCAATCTAAACTTAACAGCAAGTGCAACATCAATGAGCGTTGCTACTGGAACTGGTTCAGCACTTCTTGGCGGAGTTAGTCTTGCTGCTGGAAACGTAGATCAATTTACAGTTGCAATTGATCCTGATACAACAAATGAAGAAATTGTATTTGTAACATATGCATCTGGTGACTCCTTTACAATTGTTCGTGGTAGGGCTGGAAGCAGTGCAACAACGCATCTTCCTGGTGCAACTGTTAAACATGTATTGACAAGTGACGATTTGACATACTTTAAGAATGGTATTGTTACAGATACGATTACAGCAAAGGGTGATTTAATTGCTGGAACTGGAACAAACACATTCTCAAAACTTGCTATTGGAACTGATGCTCAGGTTCTTACTGCTGATTCAACATCAACAACAGGTTTAAAGTGGTCAACTGCAAGTACAATATCAATTAACTCTCAAGCGGGACCAACATACACTCTTGTATCAACAGACAATAACAAAGTTGTTCTTATGACAAACTCTGCTTCTCAAACAGTTACTGTTCCATCTGGAGTATTTTCTGCTGGAAATGTTATAAGTGTTGTTCAAACTGGAACGGGTCAAGTTACACTTGCTCCAGGATCTGGTGTAACAATAACATCAAATGCCATAACAACATCTTCACCTAAAATTCGTCTTCAATATTCTGCTGCTTCTGTTATTTGTACTGCTCCAAATACATTTTCAATTGTAGGTGATTTACTGTAATGTCACTTCTAGGGATTATGTCCTCAGCGCAGCCAAGTCAGTATTGGATTGCAAATTTACTTAGTGCTTATAGAGGTTGGGCAGAAGGAGATGGTTCTGAAAACTCTTATTTTTCTGCAGAAAGTGTTGACTCTAGTGGCACTGCATTAAGTGGAGATTTGCTTTGTAAAAAGAATAAAACTGGTTCACAAATGTGGTCTAAATATTTTTATTCTGCTACTAGTTATATTCGACCTAATGTTAGAAAACTCATATGGGCAAATTCTAAATTAAATTTTATTTGTACTTTTTACAATACAGCATATAATCTTGCTGGTTGGGGAAGTATTGCTGCAGATGGAACTCCAAATGCAATAACAAGATTGATTTGGCCTTCTGCAAATGGTTTTGAATGTTATCCATATGACATGGCTATTGATTCATCTGCAAATATTTGGCTTACAACAACTGGAAGAACTACTGCGGGTGCAACAACTGGAGCAATAACAAAAATATCAGGCTCTAACAATCAAATTTTATTTTCAAAAGTTGGAGATGCTAACAATACAATTTATAAAACTGTAGTTGATTCAAATGGATATATTTGGCTTGGCTGTTATAGTGCAACATTAACAAATACATCTGCTAATACAGGAAACTGGTTTTTTACTAAAATAGATGGTTCAGGAAATGTTCAAGGATCTAAAGGCCTAAGTGGAAATTTTACTTCTATAGAAAGTATGGCTGCTGATTCTTCTGGTAATATTTACTTACTTGGAAATCAAACAACATCTAGTAATAACAATTATATTGCTTTAATTAAAATTGATACAACTTATAACATAGCATGGCAAAGACAAATTCAAGGTGATCTTGTTGGTGGTTATCGTGCTTCAAGTCCAGGAAGTATAGCAATTGATTCAAATAATGATATCTATATTACTGGTAATGGAGTTCTTAGTCCTGGAGTTAATGCAGGACTTATTGCAAAGTATAATTCTTCTGGTGTTTTACAATGGAAAAATACTATTAGTGTAAGCGCAAATTCTATAGACATAAGACCTAATGCTTTATCTATAAAAAATTCTTCAATTTTATTAACACTATCAACTCTTGATTTTGCTGAAAATAATATTGAACAAATAATTGCCCTTCCAAAAGATGGCACAAAAACTGGATTTAATTATCCAATAACAGTTGGTGGAAATACAATCAATATAGCATATTCTGCTGGTGGTTTTACAGATGTAGCAAACAGTTTATCATTAGTTGCTTATTCATTTTCACCTACATCAATAACTCTTGTTGCATCAAATGAGACATCATATTCACTGCAAACTGCAACACCAACTATTACAACAAAAAATATATAATAAGGAGTAATAATGGCATATGGTTCAGATATTACAGAAGCACTTCCATATTCTCTTTCCAACCCAATTGGTGCTACTGCCTACGATGTAACAAATCTTTCTTATGATTTATCTATTGATGGAAAACCTTGGTTTATTCAATCATCAGATGAGACTCCGCATCGTCGTTCTACAGCACCATACCGCAAGCAACAAATTGATCAATCAAGAGAACCAGGCGAGCAATCTCTTACCGGTTGGTGGATGCGTTCTCAATCATCTTTCCATTGTGGTGCTGGAATTAAATTTTATGATCCAGGTGCTGGCGAATCTATTGGGTATCGTTTTTATGACTCTCAAGGGCTTAATGTTTGGGAAAAGGGAAAGGTTGTACTACTTAAAGATACAACACGTGGACACTATACAACAACAACATTAAATTCAAACACTCGTCCAGAACAGCACTTACGCTCTATTCAATGGGTTACAAATGGAACAACCTATGATGGAGCACTTCTTCATGATGGTTATGATGTTGATAAAGTATATCCAACTATTACTAATTCTATTACAAACAAATCATTAACATCTAACGTGGCAACTCTTACAACTGCATCTGCACATGGAATGCAAGTTGGAATGGAAATTACTGTTTCTGGAGTAGATTCAACATTTAATGGATCATATACAATTACAACTGTTCCAACAACAACAACATTCACTTATGCTAAAACTTTTACTAACGTAACATCTGCAGTTGTATCACCAGTTGGTTCTGTAACAAGTAACGTTATTAACTTTATTGATTATGTATCTGGAGTTGATGATAAAGTATTTGCAATTTGCGATGATGGAACATATGCATACTGGGTAACAAACAGTGCTACTGGCGCAACGGGAAGACTTCGCCTGTACAAAAAACTTCTTAGCGGTACTTCTGCTACTGCAGATACTCTTATGCTTTCACATGCATCTATTACAATTACATCTGCTCATATGGAATGGGTTAAAGATCGTATTGTTGCTGCAGTTAATGGTGTAATTTATGAAATAGCACCAAATGCAAGCACACTTCCAAGCCCTGTTTATACAAATCCAAATAGCGGATATATTTATACAAGTGTTTCTGCATCTGGTCCAGCAATTTATACATCTGGATTTTCTGGTATCCAATCAACAATTCAAAAGTATACACTTGTAACTTCAACTGGTTCAATGCCAACCCTGTCTGCTGCTGCAGTTGCTGCAGAATTTCCAGCAGGAGAAGTTGTTCATAAAATATTTTACTATCTTGGCTATATGATGATTGGTACATCTCGCGGTGTTCGTGCTGCAATGGTGAATGACCAAGATGGATCGCTTGACTATGGCCCACTTATTGTGGAAACATCGCAACCTATTTATGATTTTGCTGCACGAGATAGATTTATTTGGTGTGCATCTGGTGTTGCTGGTGATGCTGGTGTTATTCGTATTGATTTAGGTCAACCAATTGAGCAAGAACACTTGCGTTTTGCTTATGCAAATGATCTACAGTATGTAGGTGACTCTGGTCACAATACAACAGCAGTATGCTTCTTAGGTTCTACAAATAGGCTTGCTTTCTCAACTGCTGCAACCTCGTCAAATGGTTCTACTTATTTTGAAGAAGCAACTACTCTTCGCTCATCTGGCTATGTAACCACAGGTAAAATTCGATATGCAACTCTTGAAGGTAAGATATTTAAAAATCTTAAAGCAAGAATTGACAACAACTATGGTGGAGTTCAGATAACTGTTATTGATTCAGAAAATGATAACTATGTTATTGGAAACTATTCTCAAGGTGATTTTACTGGTGAAATTGGAATCCCATATCCAACAGGTTCTCAGGAATATTTGACATTTAAATTTACCCTTAGTCGTTCTACAACTGACTCAACTCAAGGTGCTATCATGAATGGGTATCAAGTTAAAGCACTCCCTGCTGCACCTAGACAAAGATTAATTGAATATCCACTTGCTTGCTATGATCACGAAGCAGATAAATTTGGCGTTTCTGTTGGCTATGAAGGTCGTACATATGACAGAATTGTTGAACTAGAAACAGTCGAAAATGCAGGAGACTCAGTTAAAGTCTATGACTTCAAGACAGGAGAATCTTATTCTGGAGTTATTGAACAGATTGACTTTATAAATCGTACACCATCTGATAAAAGGTTTTCCGGCTTCGGCGGTATTCTCCTTGTTCAGATAAGAACCTTATAGGAGAGTAAGTTGAACATCACACAATGGTCTGGCTTGATTGTTTCTTTTATTGCAATTGTTACTGCAGTTGGCGGTGGAATTAGATGGCTAGTTAAACATTATTTAGCAGAACTTAAGCCCAATGGTGGAGGTTCTATGAACGATAGAATTAATCGAGTAGAAGCAAAGTTAGATCGACTATACGAAATATTGGTTGGAAAATCAATTGACTAAAGCATCAGAATTTGTTCAAGTTGCTCGGGGCGAAATAGGAACTGTTGAAGGACCAAAAGATAACGAAACCAAGTATGGCAAGTTCACCAAACATGACTTCCAACCTTGGTGTGGATCATTCATCATGTGGTGCGCTCACGAAGTGGGCTTTAATGGCATGCCTAATTGCGTCTATACCCCTGCCGGAGCCGAGGCTTTCAAGGGTCAGGGTAGATGGTCGAATCATGAAACTGCCAAACCACAGGCTGGTGATATAGTCTTTTTCTCCTTTAGCGGAAAAGGAATCGAGCATGTTGGAATAGCCGTCAAGGATAATCTTGATGGAACTCTCGTTACTGTCGAAGGTAATACCGCAGGCGACAAGAAAAAGTCCACCTCCGAGAATAACGGAGGAGAAGTAGTTATGAAGGTTCGAGCATATCGGACTGATAATAAGCGAAAACTCCCTGTTTATGTGGTAGGATTTGGTCGTCCCAACTGGGGCAAGTAAAGGAGAAACATGAATACAGATAAGTTAAAGGCGATTGCCTTGTCATACTTCCGTGCTGCTGCAGCATCTGCAGTTGCCCTCTATGTGGCTGGCATAACTGACCCTAAGACTCTTGGTAGTGCGTTCCTTGCGGGTCTTGTTGGACCTATTTTGAAGGCTCTGGATGCTTCTGCACCAGAATTCGGACGCGGTTCAAAGTAAAAAATATGCCCCTAAATGGGCTTTAAATGCCCTTTAGAGGCGAGAAACCCCCCGTTCTAGTATCTTTACTAGGACAGGGGGTTCTTTTTTGTTTTTCTAGGCTTAGTTAAAGTCGGAATCCTTCTTCTGTTCGACCTTAATCGCTAGATATGTGGCGAATTCCTTAAGGAAATCATAGGCAAAAACAGCCCCAAAGCAAGCAGCGAAAACGCTAAAATAATTCATGTCACCTCCCTCGTCTATGGTGTATAATAGCACATGCAGGAGACTGCGGGGGCGAAACCTCAAATGACGGGTGACGGAGATATCCGACCTTGATAGGGGCTTCTCCTACCCTACCAGATGTTTTTAATTCTGGGGGGTAGGGGGGCATTTCCTAAAATCAAGGCTCAGGAGATTTTGGAAATGCCGGGTTAGGGTGTGGTAGGCTTTTCTTCCATTAACTAAAGGAGGAAACATGTCGTATGGTACAAGCGGTGAAGATGCATTTGAAGTAGAATTAAATTGGCAATGTGGTTCTTGCCGTCATGAGAATGAAGAAATTACTTGTTGGGCAGAAGGATCTGTAGCAACAGGAATTTGCGAAGATTGTAAGTACGAACAGGAAATCGGAATATGACATACGAGTTCACCTGCAAGGTATGCAACATTGAAGTATCAGTTGAGTGTTCTATTCACGACACTCCAGATACACCCATGCATTGCGGTGAACTCACTGTCAAGAAATTCTATGCTGCTCCTGTTAAATTTAATGCGAGTGGCTTCTACTCCACCGGCAATTAGTGTGGTATGATTCTGTTATGAATACATTACCTGAACACATTAGTTACTCATCCCTTAGTACTTGGCTTGAGTGCGGTTGGAAATATAAACTATCTAAGATAGATAAGATCGAAGAGCCTCATGCAGTTTGGTTTACAGGGGGCTCTGCACTTCATAAGGCAACAGAACTCTATGACTTAGGTCATACTGGAACTTCTGAAGAAATCTGGAATGAAGCATGGTTTGCTCAAGTATCTGAAGATGAATCACTTAATGGCGATATGAACACTTGGCAATACGCTAAGCGTGAAGATATGTCATGGTGGTACGGGGAAGGTCTTTGGATGCTTGATCGATGGGTGAAATTCCGTCAACATTGGACTCCTTACAAAGACTATATTGAAAAAGAGATCGAGGTTCCTGTTGGCGGAACAATCCTACGTGGTGCTATTGACCGAGTAATGGTTGATCCAGAAGGAAAGATTGTTCTATTAGATATTAAAACTGGTGCATCAGCACAACGCCACCCTTTGCAACTTGCTACATATGCATGGGCTCTTGAAAAAGAAGGCGTTGTTATTGAACGTGCCGGATTCTGGGAATCAAGAACTGGTCACGTTTCATTATGGAATCTTGACCACATTAAATCTGCCAAGGTCGATGAGATTTATTCTACATTTGACCGCGCTCGCAAGGCAGATATTTTCGTACCAAATCTTAGCAATTGTGGAAGATGTGGTATGCTATCCCACTGCAAGTTTATGAATGGAAAACATACGAGAAAGGAAAACGAAGATGGCACAAACGCCATTTCAAGTAAGTAGCAAGATGAATGACGGAAGAATTTTCGTCATTGCCGGAGACACCTATGAGGAGTTCAAGTCACGCTTGAGCGAAGTCGTTGGTGATATTGGTGCAGAAAATGTTCTCACTACAATGGCTAGTTCCATTGAGGGTGCTGCAACATCTACACCTCAAGCAGTTAGCATGCTAGCGCAAGGTTTGGGAGCAACTCCAACACAAACTTTTTCGCATAGCACAGGCCCATCCTCCAAGGTATGTAAGCATGGAGAGATGACCAAGCGTACTGGCAATGGTCCAAAGGGTCCTTGGAAGGCATACATGTGTCCTTCACCAAAGGGAACTCCGGATCAATGCGAGCCAATCTGGGTTCGTCGTAATGATGCAGATTGGAATTCATTCTAACCAATGAGAACTCTTGCCCGAGCAGTAGGTAGTAAGGATATCGGTGGCGAACCATTGCCATCGGTATTCCGTACCTTTGATGTTAACAAGGTTGCTATCCGTAGGGCAGAGGTATCTATGATTGCTGGAACTCCTGGCGCGGGTAAATCTACACTATCGTTAGCGATTGCACTTCGCGCCAAAGTTCCAACACTCTATATCAGTGCAGATACCAATGCTCACACGATGGCTATGCGCTTGTTATCAATGATAACTGGACAGTCGCAAACTGTTGCAGAGCAAATGTTAATTGAAAAGGTAGATGAAACACGTAAGATAATCAATGAACACTCCGGTCATATCTTCTGGTCATTTGAGTCAGCACCATCGCTTGATGATCTTGATATGGAGTGTGCTGCATTTGAAGAACTTTGGGGTTGTCCTCCAACTTTAATCGTTGTGGATAACCTTATGGATGTAGCAAATGATAGTGGTGATGAATTTGGATCAATGCGTTCAACGCTTAAGGAACTAAAATTCTTAGCAAGAGATACGAATGCAGCGATACTTGTTCTTCACCATACAAAAGAATCATATTTGGGAAATCCTTGTCAGCCACGTAGTGCGTTGCAGGGAATGGTTGCGCAATTGCCAGCATTGATTTGTACAGTTGGCAGTAATGCACCCGGGTATATCGCTGTTGCGCCAGTCAAGAATAGATATGGCAAGGCAGATCCTACAGGAGATACTTCTTTCTGGCTTACATTTAATCCAGAAGTTATGGAAGTTGCTGATATACCAGAGCGAATATGACTCCAAAAGAAATCTGGGAACTTAAGCCAGACTATAAACAGTCCATGGACATACGTGGTGAACCCACAAAAGTGTGTCCATGTGGATGTTTTCTTTGGAAACTAATTGTTGAATGGGACGAGGAATCTGATACTATCAGTTCCTATTTTACTGAAATGGAGTGCGCTGCTTGTGGAACTAGAGCAACCACCCCAACAGAGGAGAAACTATGAAAACAATAAACCCATCGCTGTTCCTATTGTGTACTGCTCTTTTTGTGGCTTCAACGCCTCAACTTGCGGTTGCATCTACGATGCACCAAGAAACCCCTATCAAGTGTAGTTCAATAGTAAAAATTAAAAACTCAATGTCTTTATCAAAAAGTTTTGCTAAGACATATGCTCATTCTCAAATGTATAAGATGGGCTGGTCTAATGGCGAATGGAAGTCTTTGCTTAAACTATGGACCCGTGAATCCCGGTGGGATCCCTCCGCAAAGAATCCACACTCAACAGCATTTGGCATAGCGCAGATGCTCAATACGCCTCATGACTCTACGATTATTGAACAGGTTAATTCAGGCTTGATCTATATTAAACACCGCTATAAGAGCCCTACAATGGCTTTAAAACACCATTATAGGACTGGTTGGTACTAATGACTAACAAGAATGGGAGAAAGGGGTCTCTCTTTGAGACCTCTGTTCTTAAG